CTTCTCCGTATCTCCCCGAAAGGTGGCAAACCCAGAGCGGGATCGAAGGGATCGGCCACGAAGCCGGCCGAAGCCGGCGAGATTCTCCCGAGATTGGAAACGCCGGTGCTGGGGGTCCAGTCATACGGGCCGGCGTTCGTCGAGCTGTACGAGCGGCTCGGCTTCCCGCCGCTCATGCCTTGGCAGAAGCGCGTTCTGTGGGGACAGCTGGCGCACGATGAGAGCGGGAAGCTTCTACATCGGCAGAGCCTGGTCGAAGTCGCGCGCCAGAACGGGAAGAGCACATGCGGCCGCGCGCTCCTGCTGGGCTGGCTGGTGCTCATGCCCCAGATACGCGGCGAGAAGCAGACTGTTATTTCGACAGCTCACGCGCTCGACCTGGCGGTAGCTATGTTTCAGGATCTCGCTCCGATACTCGAAGAGCATTTCGGCGCGAAGGCGAAATGGTCCTACGGCCGGAACGAGCTCGAGATGCCCGACGGGAGCCGCTGGTATGTGCGCGCCGCTACGCCGTCCGCCGGCCACGGCCGGAGCCCCGATCTGGTATTCGCGGACGAAGCCTGGGATCTGTCGGAGGAAGCGATCGAGCAGGGTTTACTTCCCGCACAGCGCGCCAGGAAGAGTCCGCTCCTGTCCATGTGGTCGACGGCCGGAACGGAAGCGTCGAAGCTCCTGCTTCGCTGGCGTGAGCAGGGGATCCGGCTCGTCGATAACGGCGGAGGCGGCCAGCTGTACTTCGCGTCTTATTCGCCGCCGCCTGGCTGTGACCTGACCGACCCCGAGAACTGGCGTTACGCGAATCCAGCGATCGGCCACACTCTCGAGCTCGAGACTCTGATCGCCGAGTCCCAGAGCCCTAACCGCTCGGCCTTCCTTCGCGCGTCGCTGAATCTGTGGGTCGCGTCGGACCAGAGCTGGCTCGAGCCTGGCGTCTGGGAGAAGCTCGTCTACACCGGCGACGAGCTCCCGCCGGCGACGATTCTCGCGCTCGAGCACAGCCAGGACGGGAGCCGCTACGTCGGCCTGCTCGCGCACCCGCTCCCAGGCGGGAAGGTCGTCGTCCAGACAGCCTTCGCCGTGAAGACGGAAACGGAAATGTGGGCGGCCGTGGAGGAGAAGCTTCCGCCGTCGGCGACGCTCGCGCTCCCCCAGAGCCTAGAGATCCACCTACCGCCACGGTACGCGCACCGGAAGACGAACGTCGGATACGGCGAGCTTCTGAAATGGACGAGTCTCGTCCACGGAATGATCGTGGCCGAGGGTCGCGTCCTTCACCTAGGAGACCGCGATAAGACGCTCGCCGAGCACATGGCGCGCGCCGTCGCCGGCAAGACTCAGGCCGGCGTCGCGCTCTCCTCTCAGCGTTCCCCTGGGCCGATCGAGCTCGCTCGCTGTGCTGTCTGGGCGATCGCGCTCAGCTCGAAGGCCACCTGGACGGCGCGGCCGTCGATCGGAGGCTCCCGCCGGCCTCGGCCGAGATAGGTCGACGATTCTCTATCTACGTTCGCGGCGAGAATCTGCCACAGACTCGCCGCATAATGGGCTCGCGATGGGACTCTTCTCACGATCCAACCCAGCGACCATTCGCGCCGGCTACGGAGCTCAGGCTCCGACGCTCGGCGGAGGGACGACTAGCGCGCTCGAGACCTCTTTCGTCGGGGCGAGTCGCGAGCGCGCTATGTCTCTCCCTACGATCTCGCGCGGCCGCGATCTGATCTGCTCGCTCGTGAGCTCGCTCCCGATCCGCCAATACGGGACCGCCTGGAATGGTGAGATGCTCGAAGAGATCCCGCTCCCGCCGGAGCCGTGGCAGATCCGGCCCGACTCGCGGACCACACGGACCCATTCGATCAGCTGGCTGGTCGACGATCTCCTGTTCTACGGGAAAGGCTACTGGTACGTTTCGAAGCGTTACGCGGCGAACGGCGACCGGCCCGTAGGCTTCCCCGCCGAGTTTGTCCAGCTCCCCGCGTCGATGGTGAACATGGTCGCTTCCCAGTTTCACGGGAACGTCCCGCTGGGCGACTACACGCTCACCTATAACGGAATGCCCGTCGCTAATCGTGACGTAATCGTGTTCTATTCGCCGATTGCTCCGCTCCTCGGGATCGGCGGCCGCGCGATCCGCACCGCCGAACGCCTGGATACGGCCGCCTGGCGTTTCGCGTCGACGACGATCGCGGCCGGCTGGCTCGAGCAGACCGAAGGCGACATGTTGGACGACGAGTATCTGGACGACGCCGCGAACCGTTGGCAAGAGCTCCGCGACCAGAACGCGATCGCCGCGCTCGGCCGCGGCTGGAAATGGAACGAGTCCAGCATGGACCCGTCGAAGCTTCAGCTCACCGAAGCACGCCAGCACCAGGCGCTTGAGCTCGCGCGGCTCGTGAACGTGAGCCCGTTCCTCGTCGGCGCTCCGACCGGCTCCGGCATGACCTACCAGAACGCCGAGCAGGCGCGCCAACAGCTCGCACAGGACGCGCTCCCGTTTATCGAAACAATCGAGCAGACTCTGAGCTCAGACGCTGTGACGCCGCGCGGCCGCGTGATAAAGCTCGACCGCTCCGCCTGGACGTCCGCGCCGCTCGACCGTGATTCAGCCCAACAGGCCGCACAGGAGACCCCCGCATGATTCCCCAACAGTTACGCGCTTCCTTCCACGGGATCGCGATCTCAGCCGCCGAAGGCGATCAGCCGTCGCGCGAGATCGTCGGACTCGCCGCTCCCTACAACGTGACGACGACCGAAAGCGGCGGGATCACGTTCCGGCTCTCGCCTGGCTCGCTTCCGATCGACGGGCCGGCTCCGAAGGTCTACCTGTACCACGACCAGACTCAGGCGATCGGCGTCGCCGCTCAGCGAGTACCGTCCGCCGACGGCGTGCTGGTCGCGCTGAAGATTTCCCAGACGCCGCTCGGCGATCAGGCTCTCACGCTCGCCGCCGACGGCGTGCTGGACGGCCTGAGCGTCGGCCTGGACGTCGAAGACGGCGAGTATGACGCCGACGGCGTTCTGGTCGTCACGAAGGCGCGCTGGCGCGAAGTGTCGCTGGTCCCGTACGGCGCATTCCAGGAAGCGCGCGTCCACAGCGTCGCCGCTTCCGAACCTGATCCCCTGCTCCCCGCGGAGGAGAACCCAACCCAACCTAACCAACCTTCCGAGGAGGAAGAAATGTCCACCGAATACTTCGCCGCCGAGGCGACCATTCCCAGCGTTCCGCTGTACGCGGCCGCACCGAAGAAGCTCACCGCCGCCGAATACCTGTCCGGAATCGTGACTGGCAAGCTGAGCCCGATCGCCGCCGCCGAGAACGGTACGGGCGACGTGCCAGGCATTCTTCCGGACCCCCTGATTCGGGACGTCTACGATTCGCTGAGCCCCGCGAGGCCGTTCGTCTCAGCTGTGGGCGTCTACGCGGCTCCGAACGCTGAAGTGTGGTATCGCCGCAAGATCACCCAGCACGTCGACGTCGACGTTCAGGCGGCCGAGTTTGACGACCTGGCCAGCCAGGCGCTCGAGATTTCGAAGCTGACTGTCAATAACCAGCTCGTGGGCGGCTTCATCGATTTGTCGGAGCAGGTCATCGATTGGTCCGAGCCGTCGATGGTGAACCTGGTGCTTCGCGACATGACGAAGATCTACGCGAAGCGCACCGAAACGCTCGCCTGTGCCGCGCTGATCTCCGGCGCGACCGTGACCGACACGATCGCCGACTTCACCGATGGCGACGAGATCCTGGACGCTCTGTACGACGCCGCCGCGACGATCTCGGACGCGACCGACGAGCTCCCGACTCACGTCTTCTTGTCGCCGGACCGCTGGGCCGATCTCGGCAAGGCGAAGGCCGCAAACGGCGACCGGATCCTTCCGTCCGTCGGACCGTCCAACGCCGCCGGAACCATGAACCCCGGATCGTTTACCGTCGCCGGCCTCGGCCTGACGTTCGTCGTTTCGAACCGCTTCGCGGCCGGCTCGATGGTCGTCGGCAATCCGGCCGGAATCGAGCTGTTCGAGCAGAACAAGGGCACCGTCCGAGTCGATCAGCCGGCGAACGCCAGCGTTCGCATGGCCGTGCGCGGCTATTTCGCGAGCCTGGTGATCGACAGCGGCGCGTTCGTGAAGTTCATCGTCTGATCGTCCCCCCGATCGCTGACGACTAAGGAGGAGGTGAAGAGTATGGCGCTCACGAAGACAGTCACGCACGCCGTCGCCGTAGCTGGCGTCCATACTCTCACCGTCTCCGACGTCGACGACCTTCGCGCCGGCTACCAGATCAGCGTCGCCGGCGTCGGCCAGAGCTTCGACGGGACGCACACGATCGCGACAGTCGACGCCGACGATCTCGAGATCACCTTCAGTCAAGGGAACCATAACCACGCCGCGGCCGACGTTTACGGCCAGCTGAACGTCGTCGTCCAATGGGTCGACGACCAGGACGTGCTCGGCTTCCTCGGCGTCGATCCCGCGACCCAGCTAGACGAAGACTGGCTGGCCGTCGCCGTCGACTCTGGGAACGAATGGTGCTTCGAACGCCGTCGGAAATGCGGGTACGCGGATCTCCCGAACGTCGTCCCGAACCCTTCGGTAAAGGCCGGCACGATTATGAAGGCCGCCCAGGAATACCGCGAGCGCGGAAGTGTCGAGAGCTTCGCAAGTTTCGACGCCATGCCGACGCCGGCGATCCTCGGCGGAGGCCTCGGCCAGATTCTGACGAAGCTCGGCTGTAATCGTCCGAGGTTCGCATAATGGGACTTCTGAATGACGCGCTGACGACCCTCGTCGGTTATCTCGAAGACGGGAACCTTCCCGTGATCGACGACCCGCGGAACCTTCAGCCGCCGGCCGTCATCGTCGAGCCGCCGACGATTACCGTCCGCTCCGCGAACCTGGTCACCTGTGACTTCCCCGTCGTGTGCGTCGCACCCCCGCCGAGTAATCGCGACGCCGCGAAGAAGCTCCTAGACTTAGCGGATCAGATCGTCGCGCTTCCCGAAGTTCTAACGCTCTCCGGCTCCCCTGGGATTTATACGACCCAGCAGGGGTCCGAGCTCCCGAGCTACCAGCTCACCGTCCAAATAACCATGAGGAGATAATCAAATGCCCGCCGCCATTCAGACCGGCCGCTCCCTGACGCTGGAAATCAACAGCGTCGACGTGAGCGTTCAGACAGCCGAAGTGACGCTCACCCCGTCCCAGACTGTCGACCAGTACATCACCCTTTCGAGCTCGGCCGCCAAGGCTCAGCCCGTCACCTGGGCGCTCACCGTGCGCGCATTCCAAGACTGGGGCGAAGCGACCAGCTTCGCCGAGGCCATGGTCACCGCCGCCGCCGCTGGGACGTCGATCCCGTTCGAGCTCGCGCTGTCCGGAGGCGGAACCGCCGCCGGCGACATCGTGCCGACCTATCCGAACGTCGGCGGCGCGGCAGACGCGGCGCTCGAGATGGATCTCGAGTTCCAGGTCGACGGCGACGTCACCTTCACGTTCTGACGTGGAGCTGAATCTCCGAGTCGTCGCTAACGGCGAGACTCACGATCTGAAAGCGCTCCCCTGGGTAATCATGCTCTGGGAACGCCGCTACAAGACGAAGGTATCCCGCGTATCAGCTGAAGGCCTCGGACTCGAAGACATGGCGTACATGGCTTACGAATGCCTGAAGATAAAGAAGCACGAAGGGCTACCGCCGACGTTCGACCTGTTCGCTCAGACTGTGACCGCGCTCGAGCTCGCCGGAGATTCCGCAACCCCTATGAACGCGGCTCCCTCGGCCGACTAGTCGCCGAGGTGGCCGCGGAAACAGGGATACCGCCGCGTGAACTAATCCAGGACGGCGGAATGTTGCTAACCCTGGTCGAAGTGCTACAGGAAAGAGCGAAGCGCCGATGAGCCGCATGAAGATCGACGGCGAGATTCAGAACGTCAGCGCGACCCTTCGCGCTCTGAAGCAGATCGACCCCGAGCTTCGGAAGCGCGTCCCCGACGAGATAAAGAGCTACGCACAGCCCATGCTTACAGAGATAAAGGCTGGCCTTCCGACTGGTCCGCCGATCCCTGGCTGGTCGAAGAAAGGCCGCACCGGCTACCGGCCGAGCTCGGCGCGTTACAAGGTCCAACTTCAGTTCCGCGGGTCGCGGCCGAAGAACTCGCCTGTCGACTCGTGGCCTGTGCTTCGCGTCCGCTCCCGCCACCTGGCCGCGATCATTTACGACACGGCCGGCCGACGTTCCCGCGGCCGAACAGAACAGGGTCGCGCCATGATCGCGAAGCTCACGAAGGAGCACGGCCGCGCGTCGCGTTCCGTCTGGCCGATCGTCGAGAAGCACGTCGACGACATAGAACGCGGCATCGAAGAATCGTTCGCTAACTATGCGAAGATAGTCTCGAAGGAGCTCCGCTAATGGCCGTAATCGCACCGATCGTTTCCACATGGAACGATAAAGGCGTCCGCCAGGCTGAGTCCGATCTGGACGGCTTCGGCGGGAAAGCCGCGTCCGCGCTCGGAAAGGTCGGCGAAGCCGCGAAGACGGCCGCGAAG